CATCACGATCACCTCAGCCGGTAAGGGCTACACCACCGGCGCCGGCACCATCTCCTTGAGCGGCGGCCGCAACGCTGCTGGCGATGCGATCGACAAGACCGCTCCCGGTACTGCCTTTAGCGGTACTGCGACGCTGACAACTGCCCGGGAAAACACCACCGGTCACATCAACATCGGTTACTCCGAGTACAGCGTGACCTGCATGGTTCAGGAATGGAGCCTGGACTTCAGCCGTGAATCCATCGACATCACCACCCTGCCTTGCAGTGTTGGTGGCGATGCTGACAAGTACGCCTCCTTCCGCACCACCATCCCTGGCTTCGCCAGCGGTTCTGGCTCGATGAGCGTTCTGTTCTCTGGTGACAACACCAGCATGAGCAGCCGCCTGATTGCCAACTCGCTGTTGAAGTCTCAGGCCGGTGCCACGGTGAAGCTGTACGTCAACGCCATCGAAGGCTCTGGCGGCATCATGGACGACACCGCTTCGTCCTATATCGAGGCACCCGTCTCGCTGGAGGGCTTCTCCATCTCGGTGAACACCTCCGACGCGATCGTGGCTTCGATCAACTTCAGCCTGTCTGGTCCTCCCAGCCACCTGTTCAACCTCAACCTCGCCTGATACAACTCGGTCGAGGAGAGCGTGCCCCGCGAAAGCGGGGCTTTTTACTGGCACAAGATCTATACTTACCTGAGTAACGCTGAATGACTGCATGGCATCTGCCATCCGCGCCATCGACCGCCTGAAGAACGCCGCCAACCTGGTGCCCGCCCGCAAGGATGTGGAGCTGCACGACGGCAGCATCTTCACGTTCTGGTCCCGTCCCCTGACGATGGCTGAGCGGGACAAGGCTCAGCGCACCGCCAAAGGTGATGACGCCAATGCCTTTGCCCTGCAGTTGCTGGTGGACAAGGCCCTCGACGAAGGTGGCCAGCGCTTGTTCCAGCCCGCCGATCTAGCCGAGCTGAAGCACGAAGTGCGGGATGAGGATCTGCAGAAGCTGATGCTCGCTGTCCTCACCAGCGCGGAGGATGAGGAGCCCCTGGAGCCCAAAAGTTCTACAGGCGGAGCTAAGTAAGGACAACTGGCTACTGCTGTCGTTCGCGGTGGCCAAGGAACTCGGGATGACCCTCACCCGCCTCTGGGCGGAAGTAACCCCCGAGGAGCTGTTGGGCTGGAGCGCCTACTTCGGTTATCTGAACGACCAGCAGGAGAAAGCCATGAAGCGGGCCCGCCGATAGGCCCGCTTTTTACTGCCCGCTTAGACTGAGGTAACGCGGTTAGGGCCTGAGTTCTTGGCTGACTACAACCAGAACATCAAGGTCACCGCCGACACTAAGCAGGCAGAGAAGGAACTCAGCAAGCTCGACCAGGCGCTCAAGGGTCTGAGCAAGTTCACCCTCGATATTGGTAAGGGCGCTGCCACCACCGGCGTCAAGCTCGCCCAGCGCAATCTGCAGGATTACGGGCGAACGCTGGGCGCGATTGACCGGCAGCTCGGCGGCTTCGGAAAACGCCTAGGTGATATTGCCAAGGCGTTTGACTTTGGCGGCAAAACAGTTGTCGGCATTGCCGGCATCAACGCCTTGGGCAGCGCGATGTCGGGGCTCCCCCGCATCTTCGGCCCGGCGGCTTCCGCTCTGCGCGGATTTGGCGGCGCAGTGGAAGGGCTCACCAGCCCAATCCAAGCCGTTACTGCCGCCATCCAGGCCCTGGGCCCCGGCGGCTTAGCCGCCGCCGGAGGCATTGCAGCTGCCACTGCCGCCTTCATGGCGTTCAGCCCGGCGGTCAAGAAAGTCGTTACTGGGCTCGACAACCTTGTCCTCGGCGGCAAGATCCAATCCGCTTTTGGCGGAATCAAGGGCAAGGTTGAGGAGACCAAGCAGAGCTTCTTCGGTCTCAACACCACGATTGAGGCCACCGTCCAGGGCCTGAACGAGTTGGCGGAGGGCATGTCCCTGCGTCAGCTGAACACGCAGGTCTCCTCCCTCACCAAGGAGATGGAGAGCTACCACTCCTCAACAGTGGAGGCGTGGACTGCAGCTCAGCAACTCGTCACAGCCAAGAAGGCCGAGGTTGCTGAGCAGAAAGCTCTCAATGACTTGGTCCGCCAGGCCAAGGGTCTCCGCTCGGAATCGGTAGAGGCCAGGGCCACCAACACCTACAACGTCACCCAGCGCCGCAATTCCTTCCTCAAGGAACAAGCAGATGACGCCGAGCGTCTGCAGCGGGCGCTGGGTGCCATGGGCAGCCAAGGCTCTAACCCCTTTGGCATGTCTCAGGACCAGATCCAGGGTGGAGCGCTGGCGAAATACACCTCCGACATGGAGCGGCTCCAGGAGGTGCTTGGAAAGATGGAAACCCGAGGGGCGAGCAACCCCTTCGGCATCACCGCCAAGCAGATCGAGACCGCCGACCACAACACCAAGAAGTGGAAGAGCGACCTGGAGCAGGTCAACGCCGAACTGGCGGATCTGGTCAGCCTGCACAAGGCACTTGGCCAGATGGAAGGGAAAGGATCCAACCCCTTCGGCATCGAACAGGACCAGATCCAAGAGGCGTACCAGATGCGCTTCAAGGAGGAGAAGGCTTACGAGGATCTGCGTGGCGACACCATCCGACATGCGCTCCAGATGGAGCTGGACAGCATCGACGAGGTGTTCAACGCCCGCACCAAGGCCAACGCCGCTGCGCTAAAAGACTTCGACAAACGACTGGAACAGCGCACCTCCAAGTCAGGCGGAGCAGGCAAAGGGAAAGGAGGGTTTGATTTCGCCAACGCCGCGGTGTCGGGCGCCTTCCCGCTGCTGTTTGGAGCAGGCCCCGGCGCCATCCTCGGCGGCTTCGGTGGTGGTGGCATCTCCGGCATGGCCGGCAACCCGATGTTCGGCATCGTCACCAGCGCCATCGGCCAAATGGTCGATCAGTTCGCGGCGGCCGCCATCGACATGGGTAAGGCCCTGCGCGACCCGATCACCAACTTCCAGAAGATCAAGGATGCCAGCCTGCTGGCCAGCAAGAGCCAGGAGTATTACGTCCAGCGGCTGATCGAGGTGGGCCGAATCACCGAGGCAGCTGCTGTTGTGCAGCAGCGGGTGGTCGAGCTGGTGGGTCGCCGCGGAGCCAACGACATGACCGCTGCTGGCGCGGCGGCCGACAGGCTCTCAAAGGCTTGGGCCGAGCTGAATCTCCAGATGCAGGCCGCGATCTCCGGTCCCTTGGCGAACTTGCTGGAGTGGATCACCAGCGTGGTTCGCGTCTTCGGGGAGAGCGGCAAGGCTGGAGCGCAGGTCAAGGATTTACTTTCCGGCCTCAGCCCCACGCAACAGGCAGCGTTCCAGAGAGAAATGCTGCAGAACAACCAGCGCTACGGCACCTCTCCCAAAGCCCTCCAAGAGGAGGCGCGGATCATGGAGAAGTACCGGAGCCAGGCCAAGCCAGTTGCTCTGACACCGGCGGCCATCTCACCAGAAGCACAAGATCAAGCCCGCAAAGCAGCCGAGGCCCAGGCTGACGCCATCAAATCGGCGTATCGGGAAGGCTTCCAACTGCAGCGGCAAGCAGCTGACATTGCTATGGCCGCTGCGGACTACCGCCGCAAGATTGAGAGCGACATCTTTGCCAAGAACCAGGAGGCCGCTCGCCTTGAGATCGACAACGCTCGCAAGTCCGCGCAGCTACGCATTGAATCCAGCGACCTGGCTCTACGCAAACAGTTCAGCGGCAGTCAAGGGCTGACTGAGGAGCTTCTCAACGGTGTGCGGGCGTATCTCTCTGCCCGTCGCACTGGTGAGGCTGACATTGCGCAGAAGCGTCGTCAGCTGGAGGTCAACCTTGCCGACATCAACAAGGCAACGGCTGACTATATCTACGAACAGGCCAAGTCCCGTCTGCAGCTAGAGCGGCAGATCGAGGATTACAAGATGAATGTGGCGGACTACCAGCTGAAGGTGGCCCGTCAAGTTCAAGAGCAGAACATCGTTTCGGCAGCGGGGGCAACGAGCGGTGCTGCTGCAGCTGGCGGGAGGCTCGGGCAGCCGATTGAGTACCTCACTGGCGACCGTGCGCACTCGGGCTATCGAGCTGACCACGGCGGGGGCAACTATCACGAGCACATTGCTTATCGCACCGCCCAGGAAGCCAGGGCTGCTGCGGAGTTGCTCAACCGCAATGGCATCAAGACCACCGAACTGAAGGGGGTCAATCCCGTTGGCGGGCACTCCCGCAACAGCTACCACTACAGCGGTCAGGCGTTTGATGTTCCTGCGGCTCAAGTGCCGGTGGGGCAGGAGCAGGAGCTGTCACGGCGAGTGCGCCAACTCTTGGGCATTGGCGGGCAAGGCGCAGTCGCCCCGCAGCTGCAACGCGCCACCACTCAGGTCCCTCGCCCAGGCTTCAGCGCACCGGAAGCAAACACCAGCGGGTTCACGGCTGCGCAGTCTCGTCTGGCCGCAGCCAAGCAAAAGGAGGTGGAGCTGGAAGAGAAGCTCCAGAAGCTCAATATCGACAAGGCAGCATTTGACCTTCAAGAGTCCGCCGCGGGCAAGTCTCAAGTTGAAGCATTGACGCAACAACGCAACCTGGAAGTGGAGAAGCTTCGGGTGATGACTCTATCGGGCAACCTCAGTGAAAACGAGGTTGAGCGCATTCTGAAGCAGCGTGAAGGCGAAGCTCAGATCAACGCAATCTTCCAGGCGCGTAATCAGATCGTCAAACAGCTCAACGATGCGGTTAAAGCAGGCAAGCTCACACAGGACGAAGCAAATGCTGTCCTCAAGGAGATCAATCACGGCATTGAAACTCGGCTCAACAACACCAGGACGCAGATCGCACTGGAGCAGGAGCTACTGAGCATCCAGCAGGCGCAGAAGCTGGCGCTGGAAGCACAGCGTATGCAGCGGCAGCTAATGAGCACTGGCCAAGGAATCAATGCCGGTTACACGGGGTCCGCAGCAGGCACCTACGACCGGATCTACGGCGAAACTGGGGATCGTGGTTTGGCCGGCAATTTCGCAGGGGCCCAGTCCGTGCTTGATCAGGCACAGATGGCTCAGAGTGATGCTCAAGGACTTGGGGGCACGATCGCCGGTGGGTTTAAGGAGGCATTGAAAGCTGCCGTCACTGGTGGTGACTTGAAGCAAGCCTTTGCCTCGATGTTGAGTGACATTGGTGG